GGACTGTAGCTTTACAGTTGACCTTATAGGAGCAACCTCTTATCGGATTCGAGTCTACAACGCCGGGGGGGCTTTGGCAGACTCAAATGAAATCAAGTTTGCTTGCTTGAGGTTGACATAATGCTTAGTTACACCCACTACCCCGACAACATCCCCGAAGGTTCCGGCGCTATCAACCAAGTTGCGACTCTTCGCACAGCAACATCCGGGTGTGCAGTGGTGGTTGCAGTCCAAGGGACCTGAAACCGTGTGTTTGCTCGATGAAGGTGGTGGGGTGCTGGTGTTCACGCCTTGCTATACCTACTGTCTGACAAGTACAAACTCTGGTCTGAGGTGCAGGCTTACAAGAAGCAGGCACAACATTATAGGGATGACAGGCTTCTATTGTTTGCTTCCTACATCAGCAAGTATTACAAACTCAGTATAACCGAAGCAGAAGCTCTTAAACTTTTGAAAGACTAAAATGGCTCTTGATCCTGTGACAGCTCTCTTAGATATAGGCAGTAAGGTTATTGACCGGCTTTGGCCTGACCCTGCCCAAGCAGCTCTAGCTAAAGTGGAGCTGTATAAAATGCAGCAAACAGGCGAGCTGGCACAGCTTGCTGCTGAAACAGACATATCCAAGGGACAGCTTGTGGTTAACGCTGCAGAAGCTTCTAGTGGCAATACCTATGCCTCTAGCTGGCGCCCTACGGTGGGTTATACCTGCGTAGCGGGGCTAGGCTACACCTTCTTGCTACAGCCTCTCCTACCATGGTTTGCGGCCCTCTTTGGGGCATCTGTACCTCCCCTTCCTGTCCTAGATACTAATGTTCTCATGACTTTACTGCTAGGCATGCTAGGTATTGGCGGCATGAGGTCTTTTGATAAAAAACAAGGAAAATAAATATGGCAACATCCGGCACGACAGTTTGGTCCCTACAGCGGGATGAGGTTATTAATGGGGCTCTTCGTAAGCTGGCTGTTTTGTCTGGGGGCAGCTCTGCTGCTACTTATGAAATCACCAATGCCGCAGAAACCCTCAATGCAATGGTTAAGGGGTTTCAGGCAGATGGAATGCCTGTTTGGGCTATTAAGAAACACACCTTCACTGTTACCTCCGGTACTTCGGTGTACAACATAGGCAACAGCCAAACCATCAACACCCCCATGCCTCTGAAGGTGTTACAGGCCTATCGCACACAGAGCACTAGTACAAACATTCCCCTGAATGTGTACACCAATTACAATTTTAACCTGCTTCCTCAGACAAACACCTCTGGTCCTTCGGTTAACCTCTATTACCAGCCTTTGTCTACTTATGGTGTAATCTCTCTCTGGCCTATTCCAGACGATTCCACAACCACGGTAACGCTGGTGTATCAACGTCCCTTTGAGGACATGAATGCTGCTTCGGATGATTTTGACTTTCCTCCCTATTGGACAGAAGCTCTGATTTATGGGCTGGCATGGAGGCTTGCTCCTGAGTATGGAATTCCTTTGCAAGACAGAGCCTCTATGATGAAGGAAGCAGAATATTTCCATCAACAGGCTCTGATGTATGGACAAGAGGAAGGCAGCATTTACATGATGCCTGATTGGGCAGGGAAGCATTAACGTGGCTTATTCTCAAAACCCAACTATTAGTACCTATTCCACAAAGAGGATAGGGCTGGCTGTCAACCCTCAACAGCGTAGTGGCCTCACTCCTGAAAAGGATGCGCGGCTGGTTAATGTGATGGTTGAGATGCTGGGGAGCCCTTCGACAGAAGGAAAGCAATTTGTTCTAAAGAGCCGACCAGGGCTCTCTGCTGCCTACACAGTAAATGCTGGGGAAGCACGGGGGCTATACAACTGGCTGTATAATGGAGTTCATTATGTGTTCTCCGTCGTGGGAGACAAGGTTTATGTTAACGGGGTACTTCGTCTAACTCTAACAACTAGCACAGGTCTTGTGGGGTTTGCTGAACATGTCTCCGATGTGGCAGTTAACACTCTTGTTCTGGTGGATGGTACAAAGGGGTATGTGTTTACCAATTCCACGACATCTGCTGAAATTGTAGCTCCTGACTTCCCTACTCCGCATGTGCCCTTTCCAATCTTCCTAGATGGCTACATCTTTCTAGCTAAGGCCGATTCACAGGATGTCTACAACAGCAACCTGAACGATCCTACTCTATGGACTGCTGGAGAATACTTCTCTGCTGAGATGTATCCAGATAAAATCATTGCGTTGTCTAAGAACAACAACTACATCTATGCGATTGGGTCCAACAGCATTGAGTTTCTTTATGATGCTGCTGAGCCCACAGGAAGTCCTCTAGGACGCCACACCTCTGCCGTACAACAATATGGCTGTGCTGCACCTGGAACAGTCGTTCCAACAGACAAAGAAGTGTTCATGGTGGGGCAGACAGCTGCCGGTGGGTATTCTGTATGGTCGTGTGAAGGCTTCAAAGAGAAAGAGATTTCCATCCCAGCTGTACGCAATGCTTTGTTTACAGAGGGAGCATCTCTTGTAGACGCAACAGCTTATTCCATTCGTGTTGCTAGTCAGAAGCTTTATGTCATCTGCCTGTCTACTCGTACCTTGGTGTATAGCCTCGATACTCAGATGTGGAGTGAGTGGACTTCTGGTGCCACAGGAGCTACAGCCTTTGTAGGAACCTTTGCAGCCGACGGACCTAATGGTAAGCCCTACCTCCTGCATACAGACGGAACTTCAGTCTACACAATGAGTGAGAATGTGTTTACAGATGCTGGTACAGCCTTCCGCTGTGAAATTGTAACAGAGAAACAAGACTTTGACACAATCAATAGGAAGTTCATGCACCGTCTTGCCATCATTGGTGACGTACCAGACAGCACGGGAGTAGATAACAGTGTTTCTATTGAGTGGTCAGACGATGACTACACGACATGGAGTACAGCTCGAACCCTCACATTCAACTATGATTTTCCTGTCATGGGACAACTCGGAAGCTTCCGAAGACGTGCTTTCCGTATTCGCTACAGCTCTCCCCATTTGATTCGTTTCATGGGACTAGAAGCAGACATCAATAAAGGGCAGCAGTAATGGCTTTAAAACCGCCTCCACCTCCTACTAAATCTGAGCCGGGGAGTTTTCTATGGATGGACTGGTATCGTTCCTTGTATGACTTCCTCACCTCTGCTGGTTCTATTGCATGGAATCAAATCAACTTTGCTGGGTCAAACCTCACGGACATTGCTACGAGGCTGCATAGCAGCTTACAGAGCATTCTAGGAACAGGCTCCTACCACATCTCTGCTACAGAGGCTACAGACGTTACCAACCTCTCTGCTGGTGTTATAACGGATGTTAATTACATCACCTTTGACACCACTCCCACAGGGGTTCCCACAACTACCCCGGGTACTTTGTTTTATGATTCTGCTGATGGTAATCAAACCCTTAGTCTGGTCATGGGAAATGGCACCACCACACAGCAGATAGGAGAAGAACAATACTTCCGAGTAAAAGCTTCAACAGCTATTACTAATGGACAGGTTGTGATGTTTACAGGCTCTGTGGGGGCCTCTGGAGCCCTCACAGGCGCTCCTGCAACAGGCCTTGTAGCTACCACTGCTTTATACACTATGGGAGTTGCTACAGAAGACATAGCTCTAAATGGTTGGGGATATGTTACTTGTTTTGGACTGGTTAGGGGTTTGGATACGACTGGGGGAGCAGAAGCATGGGTAGATGGGCAGCTCCTTTATCTAGACCCCACGGTGGCTGGAGGACTTACTAAAACAGTTCCCGTGGCACCAAATCCAAAGGTTGTTGTAGCTGCTGTTGTTTATGCTCATGCCTCAATAGGAAGTTTGTTTATCCGTCCTGCTTTCGGAGGACGGCTTGGGGACTATGAGGGGGATGTAAATATCTCCTCTCCTGCTGATGGACAATTCTTAGAGTATGTTGCTGGTTCCTCTAGATGGGAAAACAAATATCTAACAGGATACACTGTGGCAACTCTTCCAGCAGGAACAGTGGGTAGACGAGCTTATGTGACAGATGCCTTAGCACCTGTGTATAATGGGGCCTTAGTAGGCGGAGGTGCTATAGTAGTACCAGTGTTTTATAATGGAGCCACAGGGTCCTTACTGTTGTAGGCTTGTAGGCCCACACGAGTGGCAAGACCTAGGTTACCTGGAACAGTGTTAGCCGCAATCTGAGACAGAGGCTTTCCCTGTGCCACATCAAGACCAATGTTAGCCACCTTACCAAAGGGGGTCATGCCTAGC